CCCTTTTTTTTTTTTTTTGAAGAGTCCGGTGCTGTTGAGCAAAGACTCGTTGCAGCTAGTGTGGGCTTCCTCCCCCACTTTTTGCTTGGTTCCTAGAATAAATTTCGTTATTTTTACTTCCTATTTCCTTTATCAGAACTTTGTAATCGCATTCATTGGAGCATCTGCGACATGACCAATGTGACTAACAAAGTGTTTGACTGGCAAAGTGCTTGACTTATGGAAAGACATTTAGCTCTCGAGCCGAGATAGGCATGACTGATGGAGAAACCGTGAGGTAGACATCTATTTTTGTATCTTTATAAGTAAAAGATTCTAGCCTAGTATAGGAGTATTCACTCTTGTTGAGTATAATGACGGGTTTCCCAAGCCCCCTTTATGAAAACGCCGGAATCCCTTCCTGGAGGAACCAGGCCCCCTACTATGAATAATCAATTTTTTCCTTCTGCAAGTAAAAATACCGATGTTTCGGGAACCAATACCTCCTTTTGTGTCGATGTCGTGAGGAAGACGGCTATCGACGAGTCTACTGAGACTTTAAATCAGTTTATTTTTGAGAAAGATTCTCTTCGAGAAGACTATGACCATCGTGCAAAATGCGCGCGAAGACATCCTCGGCGTGTTAAGAAACCTAAGAAAGTGAAGTCCTATGGACCTCAATCTGGTACCTTCTCTGCCGATGATGGTCCGGAAGAAGTAGCAGACCCGCTGCAGAATATGGACGCTAAAAGCTCTAAGTATTTTTTCCGAGGTGATGCTAATCCTCAGTTTGTTGTGCCGCAGCAATTTAAGGCGGCGCACGAAAGTTTCATGGATGTGTTTAAGGAATATTACACACCTCAATCAGGTTATATTTTTCCCGGTTTTAGAAACTTCGATGCTATTATTGATAAAGTTGAAGGCGCATGCTTAATTTGTTATGCCGTTTCTGATTGTAAAACGATCTCGGGAATGGTAGCGGTTTTTATGTTATATATTAAGTCTCTTGTTAGTGGTTCCATTTTGGAACATATAAAACTCCACTTTGAGGGTATGATGAAGGGCTTCACCCCCCAACTAGGTTATGAGGATGTTACCTCAGCATTAGATGGATTAATGACCGATTGGCAAGCCTTGACTGCGTCGCCAATTTTCACTTACTTTAGCCGTATCCTCTCTATGTCCGTAGCTTTAGGGCTATGCTCTGCGACGAATTTAAAAATATCGTGGAAGGAAATAGATATCTTCGCCATTGAAGCGAGGAAACAGCAGACCACTGCCCTTGATTTGTGGGATGCTGTTATACGGACCGTCCATTTCTTCCTAACGGCAGGAGTAGAAGCTATCCGCTCTTGTTCTCTTAGACCTTTCTTATTTGCTAATACGCGACTTCAAAAAGTTGATGAAGTTTATTATCAGGTCTTAGGAGCCATGCGAGCTCTTGGATCGGGTAATTTAGCTAGTACTGAGATTAAGTCAGAAGATGCGCTTTACACGGCTATTGAATTCTTAATCAGTGAACTTTCAGAATTGAAACAAACTGAGAAGAGAGACCAATATGCTATGCGCCTCATAGAGGTACGCTTAGGTAGAGCCCAAGAGTGGCGCGTGGAGTTTCGAACTGCTAAGAAGGGTGGTGATCTACGTCCCGCCCCTTATACTTTCCTTATTTGGGGAAGATCTGGAGTCGGTAAGTCTACTATTTGCCAGAAACTAATCACTGATCTCTTGTGTGACAATGGTTTCGACCATAGGGATCCACGGAAAGTGATAGTTATTCATCCAGATGATAAATTTATTTCGAATGCACGAAGTGACGCTCTCGCTTATGTATTTGATGATATGGGTGCCTCGGCGCCCAACACCATCGAGACCAATTACGCTCGGAAGTGGTTGGATATGAGTAATAATATTGCCAACTATGCTCCGAAGGCCAGTGTCGAGGAGAAAGGAAACTGTGTATACAATCATAAAATACAGGTTGGCACATCAAATTCCTCCGATGGTGGTATGAGTAATCTCACTACTTACCCTGTTGCTGTCGCCCGTCGTGGAACGCATGATCACATTGTCCTTAAAGAAGAGTTTAAGCGTGCTGATGGTTTGATAGATGGTGAGAAAGTTAAAGCAACTTTCGGTAATGATCGTTATCCCGACATATACGAAATAACTGTTGAGAAAGCGGTTGAGCACCCAGTGAATCAAGGTGCCTATGAGTTAGTTGTTGACACCTTTCAACCTCCTCCTATTAAGATAGGTAAGGATGGTGTGGAAGTCCCAGTAGCTCCCGTCGTAATGTCGAAGGTTTCATTTGCTACGTATTACTCTTATCATGCTTGTAAAGCTAGAGAGCATTTCGCCTCGCAGAATAAGTTAGTTGACGAGTTGAAAAATGCTCCGAAGAATATTGCGTATTGTGAACAACATAAGAGCTGTAATACTCGATGTGGATGTTATAAGACGCAAAGTGGTTATGAGTTGTGCTCTTATGTAGGCAACTTTGTGACTGATGCGATTGTGCAGCGAGTTAAGAGACGCTCAGGTGATGAGCTTTTTAATATTGCTATTGCACTTGTCGCAAAATTTGGTACGAAACTTAAACCCATCCACTTGCTGCCTGATAGCATTTACTATTCTCAACCTTTTCAATGGTTGTTGATGAGTAGTGTAAATAAGGCTATCTCTTGTTCACTTCTGTACTACGAAGGTTATTTTTTTTGGCCTTTAGTGGTATGTTCCTTGATGGGCGTGTTGTTCTATTCTTGGTGGTATATAGTTCCTTTTTCGGTTCTTTGGTATTTCTACTATATTATGAGACAGGTATACGTGCGTTTGGCAACGAATATTGCTGTGCATGCTCTCGAGGTTTCCCGTAGAGGGTTGCGTTCTCTCTATACAGAGAGTCGTGCAAGAATTTTTAGTCTGTTCACTGGTGGAGTAGCTATTCTCGGTTTCTGTGCCATTCTATATCAGCTTCTGTCATTGCGAAAGAAGTATAGTCCGCAAGGAAATATTTCACCTATATGTGCTCAGGATGTTGCGGATAGAGACAAGGAGGTGAACCCTTGGGCGACAGTGAGTATCAAATCAGTTAAGGCGCCGCAAGCTAGTATTAATTCTAGTGTGCCTCATTTAACGAATTTAATTTCTACGAATCAATTATATGTTACAGTTGAGGATGGTGGTCGAAGGGCCTATAGTAATGCCCTTGTTTTGGAGACTGGTGTGTGTGCCTTACCTGCGCATATGTTATTTTCTGATACTAGAGAGTATATCTTTCAACGCAAGGCTCCGGATGTAGCAGGAGCTAGTTTTAAGGGTAGATTCTGTAAAGCTGATGCTGTTTTGGTGCGAGACACCGATATAGCTCTAGTTCGTATTTCCGGGGGATCTTTTAAAAATATTACCGGATATATATCTCTGGAAAGTGCGTCACAAGGGAACGCTGTTTTGATTTATAAGACTAAGACAGGTGAATTACTCCCTCAGACTGCCTTTAGATATAATGAGGGCTCCATCGCTTGTCTTGGAATTGCTGGTGGTACCTTACGTGGTTATAAGTATGATCTCTCATATACCACCTTTGAAGGCTTATGTGCGGGTACACTCATTAATTATAATAGGCAACCCACCATTATTGGACTGCATTCTTGCGGGGTTAATGGCACTAAGAAAGGCGGAGCATCAAGGTTACTTATGGACGCGTATATACAAGCTCGAGAAGAACTTGCTCGACGCTTCCAGGGTAGTACTTTGCAAGTTCCGGATATTAGTGATGTACCTGTGGAGCAGTATTCCATACAGTACTTTGTTTCTGAGACTGCTATTGATCCAAAGTCACCGGTTAATTTTATAGATCCTAGAGAAGGTGTTACTTCTTTTGATGTCTATGGTACCGTTAAAGGTAGGTCGCGATACTATTCCGAAGTGGAGAAATCCCCCATAGCTGATCATATTTCTGATGTCTTTGGCACACCAAATATTTATGGGCCTCCTGCTTTTAATAGAGGCAACCATATTTGGAGGGAATTTTTGCTCAAAGCAGCAGCTCCTTCCCCAGGTTGTTCCCAGACCTTGCTCGAGAGAGCAGCGCAAGATTATTTAGCACCGTTCCCCGATGCAATCAAGAACATTATTGAAGCTACTCCAACTGGTCCGCTATCATTAGCGGCTACCGTGAACGGTATTGATGGCCTTCGTTTTATTGATAGAATGAAACCTTCCACTTCAATGGGTTATCCTATTAATAAGCCTAAGAGTGACTTTCTTACCGAGAGTATGGGTGACAATATGGTTAATTTTGATTTCCCCCCTAGCGTTTGGACGCAATTTGAGAAGGATAAAAAAACATATCTTTCCGGTAAACGAGCCTACCCAATTTTTAGGGCTTGTCTTAAGGACGAGGTCAAGAAGAAGACCAGCCAGAAAGTTAGAGTCTTTCAAGCTGCCCCAATTTCCCTGCAGATGTTAGTGCGACAGTATTTTTTGCCTGTTGCCCGAGTCGTATCCTTATTGCCTCTCGTTTCTGAATGTGCCGTTGGTATTAACGCGCACTCTGGGGAATGGGATGCACTCATGCGACACATTAGAAAATTTGGAGATTCGCGTTTTATAGCGGGAGATTATTCATCTTACGATACGCGTATGCCTGCGCAATTTACGTTAGCCGCTTTTAATGTGCTTATTGAGATTGCAAAGATGTTAGGTGGATATACAGAGGATGACTTTACCATTATGCGTGGTATTGCAGCTGATGTAGCTTACCCTATCGTTGCCTTTAATGGTGATTTGATAGGTTTGTTTGGGTCTAATCCCTCAGGACAGAATCTCACTGTCTATATAAACTCCATCGTTAACTCTCTTTATGCTCGAGTTTGTTTCTTTAGCGCCCATCCGGAAAAGAATAATTTTCGTGCACATATAGCCGCCACGACGTATGGGGATGATATAGTAGCTGGTGTGGCTGAAACTGCACCTAAGTTTACATTCCAGTCAGTTCAAGCGACCCTTAGAGATATGGATATTGGATTTACCACGCCCGATAAGCAGGATACTACACATCCGTATGTCGCGTTTAATGAGGTCGACTTTCTTAAAAGGAAGAGTGCTTTTTTTGCGCCTCTAGGTCATGAGGTTGGTGTATTGAGTGAGGATTCGATTATGAAATCCCTCTTCTGTTGTTTGCGTTCCAAATCAGTTTTACCAGGTGTTCAATGTGCTGGAGCGATGGATAGCGCTCTCCATGAGTGGTTTTATCACGGAGAAGAGATTTTTGAGGATCGGCGGGCAAAGTTCCAGGAAATATATAATCGTTCCGGCTTTAGACCTGCCTCTCTGGATTTATCATTCCAGGATCGTGTTGATCTCTTATTGAAGGGTGATTAATGCTGCAGCTATCTCATGTACATAATTATGTGTTGTATTTTTACTTTTCACGTTTATAAATCATGTGTCGCGGGGTCGTTGCCCCTTTCCGCCTGGAGAGGCTTTATAATACTTGATTCGGAATATCTAAATTGTCCCTCTGTGCTTCAGGATAAGCACATTAAGTTAAAAATCCTCGCTCATTATTGATTACGCAGCTTTGATGGTTTTGTTTCTTATCTATCTGAGTTACGCTTAATGAGTGTAGGCAACTGTAATGGTTACTCTTATTTAGGAGGATCTCGCCAATCACTAAAGTCACGCCCTACTCTTGCCTTGTGCGGCAAGTTTTTTAGGTTTTAAATAAAAGCACAACTAACAATTTATCTAGTAAGACCACTACGGTGGAACAAAATGTTGCTTTTTCGCAACAATTGGTTGATATTTCTTTGTCCCCAGCTACAGAGCTCGACCCCTCCTATTTATATGGGCAGGCGTCTGACGTGTCTCTGGGGGCTTTCTGTGCTCGACCAATTAAGCTAGCAGAAATTATTTGGAATACTGCCGCAGGGAGTTTTGATACAACGATTGACCCTTGGTCGCTGATTATTAACGATTCTCTGCTGCGCAAAAGGATTGAAGGTTATCGTCTCTTACATTGCAAATTACACTTACGTATCGTTTTGAACGGTAACCCCTTTCTTTATGGTCTGGCTATGGCATCATACACTCCACGACCTTCTTCCGCTTTTATGCAGGCGAGTGCTGCGGATGCTGTGACTTGTCAAGAGTCTATGAAGCCTTT